CATCATCATCTTCTTTCTCTTCAGTTTCATCTTCAGCATCTTCAACCTCTTCTTCACCATCTTCCGGCATATCTGCTAATTCGTCTTTTTTAGGTTCTTCTTCACTAGGTTCTTCTTCTGTGGGTTCTTCAGCAGGTGCCTCGTCAGTAGCTGGTACCTCTTCTGTATCATCTACTTCCTCTTCACTATCTTCTACTTCATCTTCGCCACCTTCTTCTAGAAACTGTGCATAAGATTTAATAGCCTGATACTCTAATAAGCTAATAACTCGAGATTCGTTTTTATAATCACGATAAGCTTCGAAAAGTTTAGCATCAATGTGGCTAATTGTTTCTGGATTTGATTCAGTAAAGCTTTCGAATAATATAGCTCCACTTTGACATGAATCAAGGTATTGGTCTAAAACTGGGATTGTAATTTTCATATCTTTGTTTTTTAATTTGATAATGTATATATCTACCGCGTAAACATAAAAAAAGCGCTCCATTTTTGGAGCGCTTTATGTGAATCAATTCAAATTCGATTAGATCATTGAATAACCAGCGAATTTGATACCCATTGTTAAGTAGTAGATTTGAGGGAAGAAACCAGCTTCTACTAATGCATAACGAGATTTAACAGCGATTTTAGGAGCCATTGTACCTTCTGCAATAGTTTGTACTGATTCAGCCATCAAGTAAGGCATGAATACTAATCCTGGAGAGTTAGCATCACCTTTACGACCAATACAGATTCTTGTATCTTGCCAGCTCATGTTAGGGTCAACATAGATGTTAACACCAGCAATAGAACCGATTGGATAAAGAGAACCAGCAGCTTGGCTGATAGTGTTGCTAAGTGGATAAGGTACGAAACCAGCGATATCTTGTAAAGCTGAAGCTACTTGTCCGTTAGTTACGGCAAAGTTTGCAGCACCTCTACGACCACGGATAGCGATCAAGTTTGCAGCAGCAAGAACTTTAGACATAATTTTACGTTGTAGTGTACCTGAGTTATCACCTGAAGTTGGTACAGTAGCAGCAGTAGCGATAGTAACGTTAGAGTTGCTATATGCTTCTTTACCAAGGTTGAATGTGTTAGTACCAGATGCAGCAACATATAGATTAAGGTTAGTACCATCAATACTATAGATTTGGCTTGCGTTAGTAGCACCTAGACGGAATAAACGCTCAAGAATGTTCTTGTTGATAGTCTGAGTCAATTCGTTGATAAGAACTGCTTCAACTTGAGCAACTGCGTCAATACCATATTGCTTAAGATCTTGAACTTGTTCACGAGTCACAGCAGCTGCAACTTGTACAGTTTGAGCAGATACTGATTTGTTGAACAATTGTAAACCCATCAAATTTTCTTTTGTGGATTCACCTTCTTCTCTTAAATATGGATCGTTAGAAGTTACGTCATTTGCTTTGAAACCACGACCAGAGAAACCAGATACGTGATCTTCTAAAGCTTTAACCAATTCTGGAGTAACACCAGTTGCAGCAATATCACCGCCTAAAACGTCACCAGTAATGCTACCGTCAACAGACAAGTAGAAAGGTGTTGAAACGTTGGTGAATACTTCAGCAAGAGTGTAAGCAGAACCTACTAGATTACCTGTATTCCAAGTAGAAGGATAAGAATAAGTAGAAGTGTCATCGTTGGTATCAACTTTGAAGATGATAAAACCATCGATACGAGAACGACCTACAACTGTAAAACGATAAGGAACTTCTGTACCGTTAGTTACGTAGTAAACATCGTTTGGATCCCATGCAGTTGAGGTTGTAACATTGAACCAGTCAACTTTAATCATGATAGGAGCAGTACGACCATCAGCACCACCAAGACCGTTAGGAGCTTGAGATGGGTCATTGAATGCACCACCAGAATAAGGGAAGTCAAGGTAAGTCAACATACCGAAAGGACCACCCATTGGTACTACAGGTACAAGGTCAAGACCTACAGTTTGAGCTGCAACTTGCATAGCAAGTGGAAGTAAACTGAAAGGTTTGTCGCCAGAACCGGCAGTTTGAGATTGGAAGTCAACGTTCAATGCAGGTGCACCCGGTGCAAAAACTGGGCCCATACCTGGAACATTCATACCTGGATTCATGTGAACGTAGTTATAAACGCTCTCATTCAGCATACCAGAGTCTTCAGCTAATTTGTGGAAGTGGCAATATTTAGACATCCATTCAAGTTTGCTAGATTCGGTAATACCGGTAGCGCTCTCGATAAGTGGAGACCATGTTGCTTTTACTTCCGCTTCGTTAATCATTTGTAACATTTGGAAATTGTTTTTTTTGTTTTATTATTTATTGATTTATTTGGAGTATTTTGCGAATCTGCTTTCCAACTGGCCTTTGAAACTTTCTAAGAAATTGTTACTCACTGAATAAGATTTAACCTCTTCGGTAACTGCAGTTTTAGATTCATTGATTCGTTCAACTTGAACTTGCTTGTTTCTAAGGTCGCGTGTTTGCCAGAAATTAGTGATCTGATACTGTGTTGAAAGATCGTATCTCTTAGACTCAGCTAAGATTTCGTTCTTTCTAGTAACTGAAAGATTAGACCATGTCTCTTTATATTCTACAGGCATTTGCTTGATGAATACTGGAGTATTGTCTACTACACTTTCATTGATCGTTCCATTGGATTCGTTGATAGCTTGTACGTTATCTCCGTTTACTGCTGTTTGCTTCTTAGCAGATTCTATTAAAAGTTGTAACTTCTCTGTAATAGAAGTTTTGTAATCGTTTACGTTTACTGTAGCTGAAGTTGAAACTTCGGCCTTTGTTGCAGATTGTGAAGGAGTTGAAGCAACTACTGGAGCTTCTTCATTTACACCTGTCAATCTTTTATTTAATTTATCTAGATTTTCACCTACATAATTGCTATAACTACCTACAGTCTCTAGATTTTCTTTTAAGTAGTCAGCGAATTTAACTACGTTATTTAAACCTTCGGTTAAGTAGTCGTTATGCGATGCAAGTTTATCCATGTTCTCAGAAAGATAGTTTGCAAATTCAATAATCTTCTCAGATTTCTCTGCAATGCTTTCGCTGTACTGAATACCTTGATCGGCTTTCTCTGCTACATAATTCATGTATCTTTCCATGTTATTCACGCCTTCAACGACATGGTCGTTATGTGAAATAAGGTTGTCTACATTTTCAGCCAAGAAATTTGTATAGCTATGTAATTGATTTACCTTTTCTGCGATGTGTTCAGCATATTTAACAACACCTTCATTTGCATCAGTGTTAGAGCTTTCTTTAATTGACTTAAGCTGTTCATTTATTTTACCGAACTCACCCGCTAAATATTGCGTGTACTTATTAAAGTCTTCATTTTTAATGTACTCAGACATATTTGAATAATTATTTTCAGTTATGTTATATTTATCGAAGTTATAATTGCTAGGTAACTCAAATAGACCTATGTTTTCATCCATGATACCATAAGACTCATTAACTCTTTTCAATTCAGCGTTTTCAAAACCAGGATCAGCAACTAAATCATAAGTAAAAAGCTTCTTGATTTTTACATGTCCATTATTTTCTACAACACCAGCTGCTCTACTTGAAATATGGATAGGAACACCTGCATCAACAAGTGCTTTAGCTTCACGACCGGCGGATGTATTTAATAATCTAATACGACCTTTAACTTGTCTTGAATTGCTATCATATTCTAGATTTTCAATGACATGCGATGCATTCTTAAGAGAAATATCGAAATTAGATGGATGGTCTAATTCACCAAGTAATTTACCACCTTTAATTTTTTCTTGTAAAGATTTAATTTGTGGTACGTATTCACTTTCGTCATAGATTCGGTTGTTTTTATTTTTAACACCGATTTCACCAAAAATACCTTCTAGTACGTATTCGCCGTTTGGCTCTTTATTAAAAGAAAGTTCATTATTTGAACGTTCTACGACTAGTAAAAACTTATTATTTACCATTTTTATATTGCGTGATTTTTTGTATATATTTACCGTTTGGGGGTTATTTCTCGAATTTTAAATGCCTAGGTCAGGTATACCACCTTCTTCACCGCCACCTTCTTCTTCTTTTTTCTTCTTTTTCTTATCTTTATAATCATTATTTTGCTGTAGATCGTTAGGATCCATTTTCAAATATTTCTTAATCAAGAAGTCTAGATCAAAATAAGGTATGTCATTCATGTTCTCGTCTGTCTCTACAAGGTTATCTTTAAGAGAGCTAATAAAGTCTAACCTCTTCTGCATGATTTCCATGGTCTTCAACTCTTCAAACATGTTATCTTTATTGTACTGAACAGATATCATTGACTTTAAGTTTAAGTCTTTTTGTAGTTCAGGATATTTTAAACAAACTTGAATGTAAAGAGGTTTAACAAGAAGCTCTTGGAATGAAGAACGTAATCTATTGATAAATTTACTAAATTTAATCTCCTCTCTGATTAAACCTTCAGCTGTCATTTCGTATGTGGCCGGACTGTCTTTATCAAAGCGGCTAAATGGAATTTTAGAAGCAAGTTTTAATTTATCATGGAAATATTTTAGCGCATCAGTATCACTTAAATCTGGACCATCGTTTGCTAGAGTTTCAATTTCAGGCTGTTCACCATCTTTAGAAGGCAACCAATATTCTTTATTGAAACTCATCATTGGTTTACCATTTACCACCATAGAGCCTGATTCAAAATCAAAGTCAACTATTTCACGATAGTTATTCATTAATTGACCCAATGATTGACGTGCTCTTGTTTTAGATTTACCACCTACAGGAATTAAAAATTTCATTCTGTATGATGCATTCATGGTAGCCCAAATAACTCTGGTATGTTCCATGATACGTAACAGGTTAAATGCTCTAACTAAACGTTCTACATAAGATACACGTTCGTTGGTTGCAACTGAAGAATATGAAAGATAGATTACCTGTGAATCATAAAGCTTTCTTTGCTTAACAGGGTCGTTTTTATGTTGATACCAGATTTTTTTGTTTGTTTCTTTATCAACTGCCGGCATCAGGGAAACTGGGTCAATTTCTTTAAAACCGATAACTTCGGTTTGATCGTCATTGTAAATTATTTCAAATGCCAGATAGCCGTCTATCAACCATTTACGGAAGTAATACCAACCTGACTGGTCTTGTGTAAAGCCAAAGTACTGATAGATCTGATTATATGCGGTAGTAATATACTTCTGAACATCTTCCGCCAAACCAATGTGAGAAGCATCTGGATATGCAAAATAGTTTTTACTATCATATACTATTGCTTCATCGCATAATGTATCAAGAATATCTTCAATCTCATCTTGAGTTGCAAATTTTCTTAATTCTATTCTCTTCTGCGGGTATTGTTGAATGAAAAAACTGATACTCTTTTTAAGAGTTGTATCAGCCATAGATAGTGCAGCAAATGGGTACCAGTAATCTTCGTTTTCAAGACCATAGGGATTTATCATGGTATAACCAAAGCGATCTTCTGTAACACCAATTGCTTGTGAGTTACGGATAATCATATCGTCATATTTCATCCCTAAGCTACTCAGGTTCTGCAACGACTTAGAAACTGAGAATCTTCTACTAAAGGGGCCAAAACGATCTAAAAAACCTGCCATCTATTATTTCTTTTTCTTATTTATATATTTGCTATAACCGGATTCAACTTTTCTAACATTACCACCTGGTTTAAATTGTGATAGATTCAATAGTGGTAGATATTTCCAACCTTCAGCTGATACTACTTTACTACTTTTTCTTAGATTTGTAACATATCTTTTGATTGCATAATTAATACCCATGTTTCCAACAAATCTTTCTAATTGAACCTGATTCATTGATAAAATATCTTTCTGGCTTTTAGCTACACCTGGGTTTTTAGCCTCAGCTTCTTCTATCTTAGAACCATAATTACTATAAATTTTATCAAGCAGTGCCAGTTTAGCTTTCTGTGGTAAATAATTTAAGTTTATTCCAACGTCCAAACCATCTACTCTGCCTAAACTTAAAACAACCGGATTAGCATCCCAAATTTCCAACTTTTCTTCAGTTACCGGATGCTCATATCTAAAAACATATATTTTGCCAGGTTTGAATGGGCCGCTATATGATTGTATACTTTTATCACCATTACTTTTACCGACAGTTTTAAACCATTCATTGGCTGCAACTCTGGCATTATCTAGACCCCTAGCGTTTTGAACAAAATTCTTTACTTCAGTTGAAAGCTTACTCATACCTTAAGACTTTTTTCAGTTAGTATTATGTATTCCATGCCAACACTTGCTGCTGCCTTTTTAGCTGCATCAGCTTTAAAAACATTCTTAATATATTGATTACTTATGTACCTGTAGTTGTTAAG